CCCCACGACACACGCCCGCAGGGGTCCCCATCACCTTCTGACAGGCCTCTTGCGCGGCCCGCGATCCGTGCCGCGCTTGCCGCGCCGGTCCGGCGCGTCGAGCACAAGGACGCCGCGTCCGCCGTCCAGGTGATCGAGCCACTGCGACGGACTGATGAAGTGACGGATGCCGCACGCGCCGCACGTCTTCGTGTAGCTCGTCAGACGCACGCGCCCGCGCCAGCCGCATTGGGCGCACTCGCAGTCCCTCATGTCCGGCAGCGTCATTAGCTTTCCTTTCTTCTCTCTGTCCGCTCGTTCGTTCGTTGCTTGTCGTGCAACGCACGCTGCCCGCGCCCTTCTCATAACAATTCGTCGCGTCCGCCTAGGACAGTTAGTAGTCATTTTGTACGTACTCGGGCAGGCAGAGACCACCCAGCCCCTGAACAGCGTCAGAAGCTCGGTCTCGGTCCGCCTGGTTGCCGCAAGTCGGAGCGGGCAGGCGGGGCACAACAGATCGCTTGTCTGCCCCTAGAGGGTTCTCGCGCAGCGTCGCGCCAGTGCGGGCCGTCCCTCATCAGACCTGGCCCTGGGCTTTGCACTCGCCCGGAGTAGCCCTTGCTCGTTGCCCGGCGGCTCCCGTTCGGTCAGCCGTCTCCGCCGCGCGCAATCTCGTATCCCCAACTTAGGAGCTCGGAGTAGTTCTCTTTCAGGGCGTCACGCTCGGCGCGGATGCGGTCACGCTCGATCCGCAGTTCCATGATGATCGCGCCCAGCCGTGCGCATTCGCTTCGGGCTGTCCGGAATTCGCGCCGCAAGCGCTTGACCTCTGAATTCTTCATGTCTAGATTGGTCCCGTTCGATCGGTTCTTGAACACCGGGGCCGCCCTCGCAACGGGCGGCCTTTCCTATTTCAGTTCACCCGGCGATCCCTGCGAGAAGTCAAGCTGGCCCATGTCACGCAGGACGCGGAAGGCGACCAAGCCCCGGCGCGTCGCGGCCTGGCGCGCGGCCTGGCGCGTCGTGAACGCGCGGCCCGCGTCCCAGCGCTGCATGTACTTCCCCGAGATCGTCATGACCCATACCGAGTAAGTGCGTTTCATCGTTTCCCCCAATGTTGTCATGGGACAATCATACGATGAAGCATTGTCATTCGTCAACAGGCTCGTTCGCGGACACAAGTGTCGCTGAGCGCCTGGATTGCCCAAAGATCGCTCATACTTCCACCACGTGCCACGTGTCGGGTTCATCGTCGTTAAGCTGGTCGCAGATTATGTTGGCGACGGCTTCCGTGAATTCGAGCGTGACAATATCGCCCGGCGCGCGCGGCGTGTGGATCGAGACAGCGACCGCGCTCAATGCAAAGAGCACGTTGTTTTCCCCGTGATACGGATTGGGCCTTTCGGCCTGCACTTGATAAGGCATTCTGCCCCCTTTTAGTTGCCGGACGCCCTGAGCGCCTCGCTGAGCGCCGTTGGATCGGCCCGGTGTCTTACCCCATGAAACCCCTCCAGGCGCGATCCTGGGCGATCTGAGCGGGTCGATTTTTCCCGAAACACGGTTTCACCCGCCGTCTTCGGCCAAAAGACCGGAATTCCGGGCCGCATCTTCGATGCTCATGCCGCCGCCGACCAGCGACTGGAACGCCCGCGCCCGGCCTGAAATGTCGCTCGCAAACAGGTCCTCCCAGTTCAGCGATATGTCGAGACCGGCGCGCGCGGCCGCATCCATGAGTATACGCCCGAGCGGGGCTACGGTGCCGTGCAGGTATCGCCGCCATGCCTCGCGCTGGGCGGTGCCGTCGGCCTGGGTTCCCAACAGCGACACGGGGTAGCCGCAGGCCGTCAGCACGGTGTCCCTCGCGCTGGCAAACAGATTGACGCTACTGTCCGGGATCGCCGGACCAAGCCGCATCAGGTCGTATTCCCGGCGCGGTGCCTGGGCGGGTCCCTGTCCCCAGCCGCCGCGCGCGGTTTCCACTACCGCGATCTTGCCCTTGAGGTTGGCAAGCTGCTTCTTGAAGTCATCGATCACGGCGGCGTCGCCGTCCACCGGCAACGGCAACAGGTATCCGACTTCCGCCTGCAACTCGCTGTTGATCGAGCCTTCGAGCTTTTGCGTGAGCGCCTTGAGCGTCCGGGCGCTGCCGAGCGGTCCGATCCCCCGGCCCGAATTGGCGTCCTCGTTCCAGTGCGCGTGCAGCACCATCCCCGGCGCGGCCTGGACATTGCGCCCGTCCGCAAGGGAAAGGTCGTATGCCCCGGTCGCTACCGTGCGCCCGTAGCTCACGACGCGGAAGATGCGCCGCCCGGAACGGTACCACACGGCCTCCCCGCTTTCGACCAGTGAGCGCCCCATGTCCGCGAGCACCTGGGCGGTGAACGGCGCGGCGGATCGCCCCGTCACGGCGGCAGACGCGAATGCCCGGCTCAACTGCCCGGACGCGATTTCGAGCGCGGCCAGGTAGCCGTCGGTCGAGTCCGACGCGGCGGCGTCAATGAGCGCGTTCGTCACGATGTCGGAATAGTTCCTGTTCTCCGTTTCCAGTTGCTCGATCCGCGCGCTGGCGGCGGCGAGCGATCGGCTTGAGGCGAGACCGAGCATTACCGTTTCCCCCACAGCTTCCAGAAGAGGCTCACGTTCCCGGCACTTCCGCGATTGCCCCAATCTGGGCGGCAACTGCTGGTCGAGAAGTTGACCACCGTCCGGCTGGCTTTCAGGGCGACGTTGCAGAGGCTGTTGAGCGAAGACATTGCGCCCCAATAGGCCACCGGCTGGTTGGCCTGGGCGACGGAGCCACCGAGCGGAACGCCGGGCAGCATCGCCTGCACCTGCACCAGTTCCTCGGCAGACCCCTCGCCGATGTTCCAGGCCATTTGCCAGAGAAATTGCCGGTATGGCCCGCTCCCCGCGGTATCACGCTGGGCTTCGAGAAACCCCTCGGCCTCGGTCGTGGTGCTTGTCAGGTTTATGTCAAGCGCGGTCGATCCGGCGATGTTGTTCTGGCTCCCCTCGAAGAGTTTCACCCAGCCCGTGCCGAACGGCGCGCCCGCATTGTCAAGCCACTGCGCATTGCCGCTGTTGTTGCGCGTGAGCACCTGCCCGGTCTCGGCGTTCGCCGGTGCCGGAACGCCGATTGGCGGATCGGCCAGTTCATAGGCCGCGCCCGCCGCATTCACGCGCAGGTGCTTGAGCTTGCCCGCCACGGTCGGGTTCGGGATCGACGCGTTGACGTGGCTGCCGGTGCAGGCGTTGAATTCCAGTCCCGTCGCCGCCGCATTCGCTTTCAGGCAGTTGCCGCCATGTCCCGTGATCGCGGGCAGGCCGGACAGCACGGCGGCGGCTGGCGTTTTCCAAGCCAGTGTTGGCCGTGGGCCGGACACCAGAAAGTTGCCGGGATCGCGGTCGGTGGCTGGCATTCCCGCGCCCACAAAGGCGTCCGGCGCGAGCCATTTAATGCCCGTTTGCGTCGGGTTCACGACGAGTGCCTGCCCGGCATGGCCGGTGATCGCCGGAAGCCCGTTCTTGACCACCGTCCCGAACGTGTGCGTGACGATCCCGTTGCCCGCGTCGTTTGAGGCGATCACTTGATCCGCTTGCGTCGCTCCGATCCCGGCCCCTTCCAGAATGACGGTCGTGGGCGAAATCCACTCGGTAGTGCTCGCGTCGGACTTGACTGACAACACCTGCTTGGCGTTGCCGGTGAGCGACGGCAATTCGTTCGGCGGAAGCGGATGAACGTGATCCGCGCGCGAATATGCGCGCGACGTTCCGGCGATGGCCGTCCCGTCCGCCTTCGGAAGAAGCACGGACGGCGATGGCATGACCGAACCCAATTCAAAGGCCGTGCCCCCCGCATTCACGCGCAACGTCCGCAAGGCGTCATGGGATGCGGTCTTCGGCAGTTCCGACGGATGCACGTGGTCCCCGCGCGACATAGCTGCCCGCTCGCCCGCCCACGCCACGCCCGCTTGCCTGGGCAACATGCTTTCATATGGATAGGCCGAAAACTGGTGCACGTGATCGGCGCGGCTGGCAGACGAAGACGTGCCGGGATCGGGCTGCGCGCCGGTGTTTTGCGGGTTGGCGTTCGACAATGCCGGTGCCGTCGCCGGGTTTTCGGCGTCGGGATCGTCAAGGCGCGAGATCGTCCATACGAGCGACTCCGGGCTGGCGAGAACGCCGCCAGCTTCCATCTTTATGTCGCATCGCGTGTTGCCGAGATCGTCATCCGTGATGTTGACGCCGGCAAACAGGTAAATTTGCAGGTTGGCGATGTTGCCGAAGACGGTCGAACTGTTGATCGGAAATGTGCCGTATGTCCCGATGGCCTGCTTGCGTCCGACGAAAAGCAGCGTCGTTGAATAGGCGCGCCCGCTTTTCGTCGCCGTCACGTCAAGCAGGTAGATGCGCGGTTTCTGAACCTCGGTGCACACGGCGGCTGGCATCGTGGTTCCCTGGCCGGTGCCGATCTGCGTAAGGATCGCGGCGTGATCCGACGAAGCGGTATCCACGCGATAAATCTGCGTGCTCGATTTGCCTTCGACCGGGGATCGGTAGAGTGCCCGGCTGTCCGTGCGGGTGATCGACAGAAGGCAGCCGTGGTTCGGCGCGACCACCAACTCGAAGACGTTGAAGGCGTTCCAAAGCCCGTTCGTGATGTGCGGCGTCCGCTCCGACAGCGTGGGCCGGTTCAGAAATTTATCGAAGTCTTCGGTGTGGCGTATGTCGTTTGTCCTGTTGCCCGCGTTCTGAAGGTCCCAAAAGTGAAACACGCGGCGCATGCCGCCTTCGCCATCCGGTATTAGCCGGTACCGCGGAATCCGCCGGACGAAATTCGACCAGGTGGTCGTGCGCGCGCCCCCTTTGAAATACACCGCCTTTTCGGTCTGGTTGCCCCCCAGCGTCGGGTCGCTTTCGATCATAAAGAGATGCGGCTCGTTGAGCTGGTCGCAGACGGCTTCTGGCAATCTGGTCGGGTTATTGAAATCGACCTGCGGAACGGTTGAGGGGTTTGACTCCCATATCAGCGTGTGCGCCGCGGGTGCCTTGGTTTCGGGCAGGGGATGTACATGATCCTGGCGCGAATAGAGCGCGCTGCTTCCGGCGGCTGCGGTGCCGTCCTCCAGGGGCGACGCCGTTCCCGGCTGCGGGACTGGCGGCAACGTCCGTGCCGGATGCACATGATCCTGGCGCGAGTAGCGCGCGCTCGATCCGGGCGCGCCGGTGCCCGTTTCAACAATGGGCGTGGCCGTCCCGGCCTGGGGTATCGCGGGCAGCGTTCGCGCAGGATGGACATGGTCGCCCCGGCTGGCCGTTTCCAGCGTTCCGGGCGCGCCGCTTCCGCTTTCCACCTTCGGCTTCGTGTCGGCCAGTGCGGGCCCCGATCCGCCGCCGCCGCCGCCGCCCGAAGCGATGCTGTAGAACTGGACTGTGAACGCCCCGGCATTCGAGTTGGCCGGACGGAACACGTTGCACGTGCTGCCCGAAGCCGTCCATTGTAACACATACCCGTTTCGAGCGTTCGGCCATGCCACTTCGAGAGGGTCACTGGCGCGAAATTGGATCCACCATTGAGTGTCCATCGACCCGGATTGCTTGACCCACCGCAGCGCATAGATATTTCCGGCAGTGAACTTTCCGCAATAGGTCGCATAGGTCGGGCTTATGCTCGATGCGCCGTCGCTCATCGTCAGGTCGGTGCCGATCTGCACAGCGCCTTCGGGCACCGTGCCGCCGCCCCCGGCACTCGCATGTACGTGATCCGCGCGGGACACGTCCGTGCGCACTCCGGGCGCGGCGGTGCCGGTCGGTTTCGGAGTCAGGTCGGAAAGTGGCAGTGCGCGTGCCGGATGCACGTGATCGCCCCGGCTGGCATCGTCGGACGATCCCGCCGCCCCCGATCCGCTTTCCACCTTCGGCTTCGCGTCCGACAATGGCACGGACGATCCGCCCCCCGCAGCCGGGTGCACGTGATCGTCCCGGCTCGCGGTTGTGCCCGTTCCTGGGCTGCCCGCGCCGCTTTCGACAAGCGGGGTATCGTCGGAAAGGTTTCCCGCCCCTCCCTCGCGCACAACATCCGCAGGCTCGACCGTGGCGTATGCGCCGCCCTCTATCACGAGCACGTCAAACGCCGGTTGCGCCAGCGCGGCGACGAGCGCCCAAACGACGCATACGAGCGCCGCGAGCGCGACGGTTACCGCTTTGGAAATTCGACCCATTGGAACACTCCATCATCTGCACTAAGGAAATAATGCCCGTCATCTGGCGGCGGCGGCAGCCCTTCCGGCGTCGGGATCGGCGGCGGCGGCTCAAGCGGCCCAATCGGATGCGGCCGCCACGGCGACAGCAACGCCCGCGCGCCGGAGCTCACCATCGGCGTTGCGGCCGCAAAGGTTTCGGTCGGGTCGCTTTCATACAGGAAGCCCGCGAGTTGGATGCAAGCGACGTTTTGCACTTCGGTTGGTGCCTTGGGCGCATCGCCCTCGATCAGGGCGATTGCGCCCAGCCGGATCGCGTTCAGCACCGGTGCCAGTTCCTTCGGTGCCTCTTGCGTTCCAAGCCGGAGCGCAACCGCCAGTTCGTCGGTCGTGATCGTGACGGCCATGTCAGTACCAGACCCTTGCGACCGGGCTTTCGTGAAGCTCGGCAAGCCGCGCCTCGATCCGGCTTTCGGGATAGGCCGGGCGATCCACGATCCCGAACGCGGATGCGACGGCATCCACGATAATCCGTGATCGGCCCTCCCACCGTTCCTTGACGGCCCGGAACTCCAGGGAGAACCCGCGCAGGATGCGCGCCTGGACAAGCTCGCGCGCCTCGCGCCCGAACGTCGTATCGGGAAGCTCGATGCGGGCCTCTATCCGCTCATTGTCGCTTGACAACGTGAGGCCCGCGCCCGTGCGAGCGACCGGCTTGTGCCGGTCGTGCATGAGGTTGACGATCACGTCATCCGAGAAGCGGAGCGATCCCGGCAGGAAACGCTCGGAGAAACCGCCGATCTTGGCGGTGTCCCCGTAGCGCAGCACCGTGCCGGACAGCGTGTCGCCGTCCGCACGGAACTCAACAAAGCGGTAGCCGTCCATCACGATTCCGTGCGGATAGCGAGCTTTTTCCATCCGTCCTTACGGCGCATGATGAAGTCGAACATCATATGCGCGGTCATAATGACCTGCCCCTTGCCAGCTTCGGTGTAGGGATCGCGGATCATGGTGATCCCCTGCCAGACCGGCGACACCGCCGCGCCCGGCTCGGCGTTGAAGATCGCGGGCTGCATCTTCTTGGTGCTGGCGGTGTTCCCCGGCTTGATCGTTCCGAGCGCTGGTGCCGGAAGCTGGAACGACTGCCGGACGCGGGTCCCCAGCGCGGCCAGCGTGGCTATCGCGTCCGGGCTTTCCACCGTGGCGCTGCGGTAGCTTTCCCTGCCCAGGACGTAGGTCGCTTGCCCGATCATCAGCCGTATGTCGGCTTCGGTCGTGGCATACTTGCCGTCCAGGCCGTTCGTGGCGATTGCCTTGAACAGCGCCCAGGTTATCAGTTCGGCGTCCTTGCCGCCCTGCAAGGTCTGGCCCGGCGGAAGCGTGAGATCAAGTTGGTTGAGCAAGCCCGTCACCTGGCCGTTCGCGCCGGTGCCCGCAAGGATTTGCGCGTCAAGCTGGTAGCCCATTTCCGTCCGCAGGTCCGCGCGAAGCTGGGCTTCGAGCGCGCCGCCCATTTCGGCCAGCCCTTCGATGTCCAGGATGTATCGGCCCGTGAGGCGATGCGGGGTCGCATCCACAACGTCGAATTTGGCCGCGCCCGCGTCGGGCGATCCGCCGCGTTCCTGCATCGCCGCCGTCGTGCCGTCCACCATCACGGGATAGCGGCGCTGTCCGGCGGCAACGCCCGGCATGGCGACGCCCAGGAAATTGGTGTCCGTCCGCGTGAACACGCGCGATAGAATGTTTGCGGTCGTGATGTTGATGGTTCCCGACGGCAGAGGCTGCCCACCTGCATTTTGCGGCGATATGGCGTCGGCGCGTTCCTCCGGAGGCGCGGCCAGAGCCTCAAGCGGGATCGCCTGGTCGCTCAGCTTGTGCTCGGCCCGCAACTCGGCTTCCGCGCCGTCGATGGTCTTTTGCTCGACAATGTGCTGCATGTAGCGAGAAAGCGACACGCGATCCGCGAGCGGCTGCAATTCGCGCTGTTGCACGTTTTCGTCGAGCGCCTCAATCGCGTCCTTCAGGTCCGCGTCAGCGTCCTTCAGGGCCGTGATCGCCTCTTGCCGCGTTTCCGCCGTCGCATCGTCCGGCAGTTCGTTCAGGTTTTTGCGGGCTTCAATCTGCGCGAGAAACGCCTCGCGAATTTCAGGGTTCATGGAGTGCTCCTAGCGGGACCTTTTTTGAATTTCGCGAAGCACTGCGGCCCGCAGCAATGCCTTCGCGTATGCGTTTGCGCCGGGATCGGCCTTCGTCTTCTCCACGAACGCGCGCGGGTTCGCTCGCGGCGTCGCATTGAGCACATACGCCCATTGCCCGCTGCGCCTGGCGCTTTGAAACTTCGTGCGCGGGAAGTCCGAACGGATGTCCAGGCGCGTGTTTGCGCCGCGCCCTGAATATCGTGACTTGACGGTTGCCGTGCGCTTGAGGAGTCCCGTCCGCGTGATCGTGGTCCGGGCGACGTTCTCCTTGAGCACTGCCCGATACTTTTGCACGACCTGCGTCCGCACCGAGCGCAGCGCGGCGCGCTGGATCGTGCCGTTTTCCAGGGCGTCCAACACGCTTTGGACGCGCCCCGTGTAGTTCAGAAGAACGCGCGTGAAAGCCATTATGCCACGTCCCTTTCATCGGATCGCTGCAAGCCAAGGATCGCCATGTCTTCGTCAACGCGGGAGACGCTTAGAACGCGCCAGAACATGTCATCACCATCCTTGTCCGTTCCGAATATCACGCGCTGAAACCCCGTCTCGATTGACCGGAAATTGACCCGCAACGCCAGCGTGACCGTGCGCGTGGCCGTCACCGATGTTGCCGTGACCTCGAACGCCTCAAACGTGTCGCCCTGTTCCTCAAGTTCACACCAGATCGGCGTGGGCGTGAACTTCGGGACCTGCTCCAGAAGGGAAACGAAACCGTCATCCGTGCCGCGCTGCACGTCCCAGAAGCTCGGAAAGACAGCGCCGGGCCGCAACGCCCCATCCGACAGCACGTCAAGCGTCGATCTATCGAATGTGAAGATTGCGCCGCCGGTTCCCGCAGGCGTCCCGTTGAAGACCATCCGTGCGGTGCCCGTGAAAATCAGGTCGCCGCCGTCGGCCATAAGCTTCTTGCCGATCACCTTCAATTCAAACGACGTGTTTTCCTTCTTCAGTTGATTGAAGGTTGGAAACAGGCTGTAGACCTGCGACTGAAAGAAATAGTTGGTGCCAATGATTAGCTGGGGATCCCCCCATGTGAGGCCCGCGATCCGGCCACTCACCCATTGCGGAAATTCGGTCACGTCATCCATGACCCAATACGGCCCTTGGTTTGACTGCATGAAAAGATAGAGCGAATTCACGGGTTGCCCAACGGCCTCCCCTTCGGTCGGGCCGGTCGTGCCAAGAATGAAGGTGGAACCCCCTTCGGCAGTTCCGCGCCCGATGAGCTGCGCTATTTTCGTGAGCCTAGGCATGACGCCGCCGCCTCCAGGGCGATTGCTTCTCGAAGGCCGCCCATTCATCTTGTCCTTCGACAACGTGCACGAGGTTCTCGCGCCGCGTCTTCGCGAAGTGGCATGACACGCACAGGGCTTGCAGGTTGCTCATGTCATCGGTGCCGCCTTCGTCGAGCGGCAGCTTGTGGTCGCACTCAAGCACCTGGCCGAAAAGCCCGCAGCCCTGGCACTGATACTTATCGCGCTCGAAGACCGCACGTCGCAAGCGCCGCCAGTGCGCGCCCTTGTTGCGCTGCCTAGACAACGTGAACCCTCCCCTCGAAAAGCGGCGCGTCGGGGATCAGGGCCGCGATCCCGACCGCGAGCACGGATGCGCTTAGCGCGTCGATCCGCGCATCGTTCCCTGACTTGTCCAGGGCGGGATTGCCCGCGTTGTCTTCGCGTATGACGCTCTTGGCGATTGCCGAGATCATCATTTCGGACGGCCCGCACTTGAGTCGCCGCGTTATCACGGCCTTTTGGAACTCGCGTACATCCCGCGATCCGTCAGCGACCTTGCCCGCGCCCATGCCGCGCCAGTAGACGGGGCACCTTGGGATCGCCGCGCCGTCAAGCGCGTCCTCTACCTCGCCCTTGCGGTAGCGGTCGGCTCCGATTGCGACCACGCGGCAGCCCATTGCCGCCAGATCATCGAAAACGTCTTGCAGGAACGGGATCACCGGCGTGACGCGGCCCGGATACAGCCGCAATTCCTCCTGCTTGACCATGAGCGCGTATTGCTCGCCAACCCGGTCGTGCCGGGCGCGATCCGCCAGCTTCGGATTGTCACCGAAGCCCCCCCATGTGCGCAGGATGCCCGTTCCGAACTCGTACGCCGCCGCGCACGTCATGGAGACGGTGCCCCCGATGTCGATCCCGATCGTCACGTCGCCGGACGGCACGATTGGCTTGGGCTGCATCACCTTTTTCCAGTCGGACAGGGCGACGATGGTCGCCCGCTCCGGATCGACCGACTGGTTGAGGTCATAGGCGCGAAAGAAGCTCTCGTTCTTCGGGCTCAAAAGCGCGTCTTCGGCCTTCGCGGCCATGTATTCGCGGCTCTTGATCCCGGTGAGGATGCCCGGATTGCCAGCCTCCCAGGCGGCTTCATCGTCCAGGTCGCACTCGTCCGGCGCGGACCATCGCCGGAAGAACACGCGATCAGAGACTTTGGCCCGTGCCTCCATTTCAGCGAACATCGGACCATCCGCCTGGATGCTTATGCACCAGAAGCGGCCATTGCGGCCAGACACGCAGCTATGCAGCGCGTTCCAGAGACTGCGCTTGTTTTCCTGCAACTGCCCGGCTTCGTCGATCAGGGCCACGTCCGCGCCCAGCGCGTGGCCGGACGCCTTGTCCGCCGCAAGGAAATCGACTTGGCTGCCGTTCATGCCGTAGATTATGCCCGGCGGCGGCGACTTCGCGAGCGTGAGCTTGTCCGCGATCCGCGAAGCCTCGGCAGTCAGCATCATCGCGTGACGCAGTTCCTTCGCGAGGTTGCCCGTCATGGATGCGACCACGCCGCGCCATTGCGTGTAGTTGAGCGGCCCGGCCAGCCCGGCGAGAAGCACGGCGGCGATAAGCCCTGACTTGCCATTCTTGCGCGCAATGGACATTCCGGCCTGGTGGATGCCCGGCGCGAAGGCGTCTTGCAGCCACTCCCTCTGAAAATCGGCCAGCCGGAACTTCTGGCCCGCGAGCGGCCCCGTGGGAACCACGAGCTTGGTCTCGATCCACCGGCAGAGGTCCGCGAATTCTTTTTTTGGGGACTTCCGACGCTTGATCGTGCCCATCGCGCCCATTTTCTTTTTCGCGATTGCGCGGCGCTGCCGCTTGTAGGCGGCGGGGTCCGATATATAGAGGGGAACCTGTTGGGCTTCCATAGATGCAGGGGGGTCACACAATATGGCATCGGTCAAGTCAAATCGTTCGGAAAATGCCGGGAAACGGCGTCAA